CCTCAACAACCATATACAAATATTACAAGAGAAGAATATAATTCTTACGTTGGTAAAATTGGTAAAATTGATTGGTCCGCCATCTATGATGGCAAGGATAATCTTGACGCAGAGTCTGAAAAGTATTGCTCAACAGACGCTTGCGAAATTAAATTATACTAGCCTTCATCCTGCTATAATAAGAGGATAGGAGAACTATGGCCAACCCGTCTAACTTATATGCAGAAAAGATATTTTCTGAGCATCCTCTGGCGCTATGGGCTTTGGATCAAACTGTTGACTATATAAGTTTATTTGATTTAGATTATCAAGATATTCAAGATTTTTGGACGGTAAGTGGAGCAACCGCCTCTTTAGAAACATCAGATGTAGACGCACCATTTTCTACAGTAGAAGTAAATAAATTATTAGGAACTGTTCCTGCAGGAGCAACTGCAGATATTGTTTGCATTAGCCCAGAGTTGGTAAACTTTTCAGACCTAAATACAGATCTTGGTACATTTTGTGTAGGTGCTCACATATACGTTGACAGCGTACACATAAACTCTATATCTATTGGGTTTGAATACACAGACACAACAACAGCAAGTGTAGTTCAAAAATTAAAAACTTATGAAAATCTTACAGAAAATTCTTGGGTTTTTGTTTCACAAACTTCAGAAATAGTCAGTGAAAATACAACACTTAGGGTTGTAATAAAAATAACTTCTGAAACTGGTGGAGCAACATCCTCTGACTACTTGTACTATATAAATGGAATTAGTGTTGGTCAATGGTCTGAAGAATTTAACTATCAATCACTTGGGGTTGTCCCAATATCAATGCCAGCAACAATAGCATTAACTTCAGATCAAGTAATTCCTTCACCAGCCTACGGAGTGTCTGGAGAAAATGCCTATCATATAGTTTCAGATAATAGTCTTTTTGCAAAAAATACAAGCATACCTCTTGTTTATGGAGCATCAAATATAACAACTCTTAGAGCAAATCCTAGCGGAGAACCATCTTTAATTGTTCCAGGAAAAGGTTTTTTAAATAAAGTTGGTCAATATAAAGACTATACCGTAGAGTTTTGGGCAAGAATAAACTCAGACTCTCCTACATCTAAAAAAATATTTGGTCCAATAGCATCAGAAGATGGGGTTTATGTTGATAACGGGTTTCTAACATTAGTAATAGGTAAAAACTTTTCATCTCATTTTGTTGGAGAGTGGTTTAGACCAATGCTTATTCAGATTAGATTAATTAGGAATGCTGCAAGTTTAATTTTAAATGGAGAAGAAGTTATATCTTTAACAATTGAAACAGATAATCTTGAACTACCAGAAGAGTATAACGAATCAAATAAAAACCAAGACTGGCTAGGATTTTATGCATATGATGATATTACTCCAATTGATATAGACTGTGTTGCTATTTATTCTTATCAGGTTCCTATAAATGTAGCAAAAAGGAGATGGGTTTATGGACAAGGAGTTATTTCTCCAGAGGGTATTAACTCTTCTTACGGAGGAACATCTGCATTTATTGATTATTCTTTTGCAGATTACACCGCCAACTACAGTTATCCAGATTTTGCTGAATGGCAACAAGGGTCTTTTGATAATTTAACAACAACAGCAAAAGTTTTAAGAACTCCTGAATACGAACTTCCAGAAATTTTTTTATCAGATAAAACTTTAACCGAACTGTATGAAGATAATAAGTCAATTCAAAATAGTGTTTCTGGACCAATTGATGATGAAACCTTTATAACCTTTAGGCCTAATAGTTCTTGGAATACAAAAACTTGCTACCTTAACTTTGATAATTTTAATATTCTAAATACTAAGGTCGATTGTTTTTACGGTGTATTTAGTAATCACAACCTTAACTCTAATCAAACTTTATTTAAAATTTATAATTCTTTAAACAATAATTATTTTTCAATTCAGCAAAATCAAAATGTAATTACCTATAACCTATACTATAACGGTGTCAATCAAGTAATCTATACATCTGAAGTTATTGAATCCCATCAACTATTTTCTGCAGGTATTAATATAGAGTTATTAATAGAAACTTTTGGCGGAAATGTCTCTACGTTTTTTGGTAGTCGAAATTCACTTAAAGTTTATATAGGTGGAGATGGTTCTTTAAGCAAAACCTTTTTAGGAAAAATGTATTCTGTTGGATTTGCTACAACAAAAAATACAACCCTTATATCTGATTATTTTAATTCTGAAGGTATAGCAATTTTTGACGACATGTCTGTTTCTGGTATCACAGAAGAAGAGAATGCTATTGCATTATTCAATCATTTATCAAGTTACACCCTACTACCTATAGAAAATTATGATTCTTACTTTTTAGATATAGGCGTCTCTGGATCTTGGCAAGACTATCTACCGCTTTCTTATTTTGCTCAGTTTGTAACCAATGACGTTGGCAATCAATTTTATGATTTAGATTTTTTACAGTTTAACGTAGGCGTTCCGTCACCAACCTCTTTAATAGAAAATGAAACTGTTTCAGCCTGGACTTACGCAGATTTATATCAAAATTATTTTCAACCAACTCAACAAACATACTATCAGTTTGACAATCAACTGCTAACTGGATGGAATAATTACGAAGATGCCAATCAAGAGGCTGTAAAAACTTATGAATATGACACGACAGACTCTGCAGTTAGATGTTATTTAACTTTTCAATATATTGAAGATGGTGCTAACTTATTAGATAGTGATTTTACCATTACTCAACCAGTTTTACGTGACTCCATTATTGATGTAAATGAATATGAAAATTGGGAAACAACAAAGTTTGAAGTTGTAAATAATGCAATAGTTTATCCAAGTAAAACTGTAGATTTTAATGATCTAGCAATTGTTTATCATTTAGAATTTAAAGTACGAGGAATATTACATAAACCAATTCTATTAAATAGACTTCAACTTGCTTCTCAAGCATTTAATGATAACTCGTTTAATCCTGTTGGAACAAGATTTGGGGTTGACTTATTTCCTTACAAGCGTTCAGGAATCTATTATGACTATAAATCTAAAAATCCTTTTACTATTTATAAAGGCACTACGCCATATCTTTATTTAACAAAAGACTCTGGAATTCAAGTTCGTGGAGATATTCTTTCTTTAGAAGATCGTGGTATTTCTTTACCAATAAATCAGGCATTGTCTTCAGATTATCTTGTTAGTGCAGTACAACTTTGGCTTAGATATTCAGAAGATGAATTTCCACCAGTTCCAACAGAATTGTTTGAGATTATTTACAAGGAAGATACCTTTAAATTTTACATAGTAGCAGATAGTGACACTGGATCAAGAGCAAGAGTTTTTGCAAAAAGTCTTTCAACTGGTCAAATAGTTGATGATTTTCAATATTATTGGAATGGTCTAGAAGTTAGAGAGCCAGTCTTTACTTCTAAAGAGTGGGGAGTCCTTGGAATATTTTTTTCTACCGCACTTAATTTTGATGAATTTTTAGGATCAATTAATATTAATGGTCCCGTGCTGTTTAATAATGTGGCATACTATCAAGCAAATAATTTACAACAAATTCAGGGAACAGTTACAAGACCTTGGCTTAGGGTAAAAACAGAGGATGCCATTAACTTTACATGGTCTTATTGGCAAACAAATAAGACTTGGTATGAAACATTGGTCATAGGGTCATCAAACCTGTATGGAGTAAGTCCAGGAGACATCTATCGAGCATACCTAGGCACTAATAAAATAATATTTGATGATGAAAGTGGTTTAAGTGTAGACTCAGACAAAATGCAAATATATCAAGATGTAACTTGGTCAACGACTGTCGCTTCAGCCCTATAATATGCTATACTGATGGTTATGAATAACGATATTCTTAAAAAAGTTGGTAATGTCCGACGCAAAGTAATAGAAAAAGACTACAACTGGGGTCTTTACGTGTACAAAAAGTCAAACGGTTCATGGTTTACAGATGGTTCTGGCAGCATATTAAACATACCAGCAGAACGTGGTGATATTACAAAAATTTCAGAATTAAAAAAAGTTGCGATTCATTACGGTGACGACGGTGAAGGAAGTGCAGTATTTGTTCCTGGACTTACAAGAATTAGCGAGGAAGAGCATTCTGAACAACTAGACAGAATGAAGAATGGTTTAATTCCTTCCATGAATGATCATGGTGCTTGGGTAGCAGCACGACAAACCTATGATAAGTATGGTAGCGATGAGTGAAGAATACGTAAGAGTTGGATTAAACACACAAGAAAAAGATGGCAATCCATTTTCACAACAAGATCCATTTAACAAAACTTGGGATGCATTAAAAGATTTTGCAGGGTTAGAGCAAAATTTCCGTAGAAAAACTGCAAGGAATGTTACAAAGGCAATGACTTATGCAACAAATGAATATTTAGATTCTGCCAATTCTACACCATCTGGAGTAGATGCAGGATCAAAGGCTATTAATCCAGGCACGGTATATAGAAATGGTTACGGACTATTTGACGTAATCACTCCTCCATATAACATGTACGAATTAGCCAACTTCTATGACACATCATTTGCTAACCATGCTGCAATTGATGCTAAGGTAGAAAACGTGGTTGGTCTTGGATACCGTTTTGATATTGCAGATAGAACAATGCTTAGGTTTGAAATGAATGAAGATCAAGCAGCAGTTGATCGTGCTCGTAACAGAATTGAAAGAATGAAACTTGAGTTAAAGGATTGGCTAGAAAACCTTAACGATGATGATTCATTTACTAAGACTATGGAAAAATTTTATACAGATGTTCAGGCAACTGGTAATGGGTTTATTGAAATTGGTAGAACTGTAACTGGTGAAATTGGCTACGTTGGTCATATACCTGCAACCACTGTTCGTGTTCGTCGTTTGCATGATGGCTTTGTTCAGATTATTGGAAACTCAGTAGTTTATTTTAGAAACTTTGGTGCTAAAAATCCAAATCCGATGACTAATGATGCACGTCCAAATGAGATTATCCACTATAAAGAATACTCTCCATTAAATACATTTTATGGTATTCCAGACATTGTTGCTGCTATGCCATCGCTTATTGGTGATCAATTAGCCTCACAATACAACATTGACTACTTTGAAAACAAGGCAGTTCCTAGATACATCGTAACCTTAAAGGGTGCAAAACTATCATCTGATGGTGAAGATAAGATGTTTAGATTTTTGCAAACTGGACTTAAATCTCAATCACATAGAACTCTTTATATTCCGCTTCCTGGAGATACTGAAAATAATAAAGTTGAGTTTA